TCTGTACCAGTACCTGCATCTGTTGGGTCTGCTGTGTGTAAAGAAACATATGGATTATTCATACCTGCGTATGATGTACCATTTAATGTAAGATTTAAAAGTTTAACTTTTAAATAGCTAGACATATCACTCATAATAATTTACCTCGTTGAGTTAGTAATAGAAAGTGGATGAGCTGGAAAGTCAGCTTCATCATCTGATTTTTGTAAAGAATTAACACCTCTGTCATACATAGCTGACCAAGTTTGTATTCTTTCGTCATTCATCAAGAATGGCTCTGCCTCACCTAAACTTGCGTAAAGCAGTAAATCAGGTGTTGTTGCCAACCAAAGGTTTGATGAAACTGTGTCGCTTAAATATGGTGGTTTATGATAATAGACCATTTTTAGCGTGTATTCTGTATCAGGAATAGGAGCAAATTGAAACTCACTACCAAGCAATGTATAAAAGGTTGGTAACCCATTTGTTGTGGCCCTAGTATTCCTAAAAAAATTACTGGTTGATTGAAATATTACTGTTTGTATAGGGTCAGTAGATGATATATGCAAATCTTTCATAGATACAAAGTCTGATGGTAATTCTACTGTAGCATCACCTGCTGTAGTTTTAGTAGTAGCAACTTTTAGCGTTTGTCTAATATACAAATCTCTACTTAATCTATCTTGTGCAAGTCTAATAAACTCTGGTATTTGTGTTGTTAAATCAGTACGAGCCAAGTAACTAGCAATAGTCGCTTGTAGTTGTGCATAATCACCAAAAAATGCCATTATATTCTACCTTGTTTTGTTCTAAAAAATCTATTGTCTGGATGATTTAAAAACTCTTTGAATTTTTTTAAATCAATAATTTGAAAGCCTTTCATAATTTTTTTGTGGTTTAAATCATCAATAACTGTCATTGGTATAGATGCAATTTTGTTATCAAACATTTCATTACCCCATCCTGATGATTTAGTAATAATTTCTTCTTTGTTTGATTCTACAATATCAGTTACATCTTGTTTTGTTTCTATCACATAACCATCATTATCATGGTCATCGTGTTTTGTTTGGTGTCTGTATTTAATTGGTTGCGACCAAGAACTTTTCCATTCTTTTTTTTTGTTTGCCATAATTTTTCCTTAAAAGATATGCCCACCGAAGTGGGCCATATCTATACTTAATATTAAATTAAGCTGTTAAATCTGCAACGATAGCATGAGCTGCTTCGTTACTAACTTGCAGAGTAAGCTCTGTAAGCATTTGATGTTTTTCAGCATCACCTGTTTTAGCTAATACATTAGACTGGAATGGTCTTAGTGTAGCTAAAGACAACATTGTTGGGTCTAAGATAAGAGCTTGTTCACCATTGTTAGCTGCGTAATCAGCAGTCATAAATCTTTCTGGGATTACTGAAAGCATACCAAAATCGCTGAGGTACACGTCAGCCGCACCAACGATAGCCGCTGCTTTTGTAGTAGTACCTGCATTAGGTGTAGAAACACGATTAGCTGCAATACCAGTAAAAGCTGATACTTTAACTTTTTGGTTTGGTGGAACAACTAACATAGTTGGAGTACCACCTGAATTAAACGCTGCTTTCATAGCAGTTTTTAAAGATGCTTCTGTAAACGCTGCTGTGTTACCAGCTGCTGCTTTAGTTCTAATTGCTGAACCCGGAGGTGCTGCTGGAGCTGCTGGAGCACCTGCTGCTACTGTACCTACTGTAGTGTAGTTCGTTCTAATCCAAGTTTGAATAGAAGCCATTTTTGGTGCTGTAGCTGCTGCCGAAGTTACTGGAGCAACATTACCAAGAATAGCAAATTCAATATCTCGTTTTAGTTCTTGACCAGCTTTAGCTAATTGATAAGCTGTTTCTGTCTTACGACCAGCTTTATCAACTCCATCAAGAGTGCCAGTAATGTTTACTGTTTTACCCATGATTTGAGTTCTGTTAGTAGCACGAACTGTAGGTACTGCTGTAAATGCTGCTGCATCTGCACCTTCGACAAGAGCTGTGTTAGCTGCTGCACCTAGTGTATCTGTTTGCCACTCATGTAGAGTAGCTGTTGCTTTTGTTTTTCCGATAGAAGAAACTACAGGAGTTTCTGTCGGAGCAATGTTGTATATGGTGTTGGATAAATCCTCACGCATACCAATTGCTTGATAAGTATGAAATGAAGCCATAATTATTATTCCTTAAATAAAGTTTTCAAATAAAGCTGCTGCATCTCTGGCATCACCAGTTTGCATTAGCCTTCGTTGTTGTTTTTTCTGTTTATCGGTTACAGATTGTTTTACTTTGGCTCCAGATTTAACCATCTTAGGTGCTTTTGCGACTTTCTTTTTTACACCTGATTTAGATGCTTGAAGTTTATCCCATTGTGCTGCTTTCTGTAACACAATAACTTGTCGGTGGTCTATAACAGATGATAATTCTTGATCTGTAAAACCGACTTTTTTTCCATAGTTGCGAATTTCATTTCTGATTTGTTCGCCTTTGGACTTGTCTGAAAACTCTGGATAGGCTTCTGCTAGTTTAACTGCTTCATTAGCTACAAACTTTTGCATCTCATCTGCCCTAACTGCGTTTTGCTCTTCAGCAATGCGTTGTTGTTCAGATTGCACAGCTTGTAATTGTTCTTTCTTTTCGGTCATTTCTGCGACCTTAACTGCATATCCTATTGGGTCGTTCTCTTTCATAGCAGCTAAATCTTCTGGTTTGTCATTAGTACCAGTTAAGAATTGTTCTACTGCCTGAAGTTTTTGAGCATAGTCATCTCTAACTTGTCTAGCCTCAATAATAGCTTTAGCTTCTTGCTCAATGACTTTACGCTGTTCAGCTACTTCTTGAGTTTTTTTAGTATAATCAGAGCCGAGTTGATATGATTTTTTAAGCTCATCAAGGGTAACTTCTTTTTCTTCACCTGCTGCTTTAATAGTGAAAGTTTGTTCTTCCTCAACTACTTCTTCTTCTTCATACTCGGATTCATCTTCGGTTTCTTCTTCAGCATATTCAACTTCTTCAGTTTCTTCAGCTTCAGCTTCGACCTCAGTTTCTTCTACCTCTGCTTCTTGTGTATCTTCTTCCTGTTCAGTTGGTTGCTCGTTAGAGTCCTCTGGTGTGGACAACATACCTTCAAATGCAGACGCTGCTTCTGACATTGTTATTGGACTGTCGCCACTTTCTACTGGTGTAGAAGTCGTGGTTTCTTCACTCATTGTATTTCCTTAATTGCCATCTAGGTGTGGCTTTACCATACAGGCTAAATGCCTATAATATTGTCCATGATTTATCCTTAATCATATCGCTATCTACGACTGATTGAAGTCTAGTCATCATGCTATGTATTGCTCTGATCCTTTGATATGCACTTTCTCTTATAGCTATATCTTCTGGACTAGAATTTTCTATTTCTGCGTAACACTCTTTAGTCATCTCTTTTATTTCATCAAGAAATGATTGAGTATTTAATACGCTTTTTATTTCTGCTTGTCTATCCATTATCTACTAGCAACATTACTAATTTTATCTAAAGCATTTATAAGTTCTTTAGACTCATTTATATTATTTTTACTTGCATCATTACTAGCTTTTTGAGCTAACTCCATTTCTTTTAATGCCATTTCTTTTTCAAACTGAACTTCTTTTTGTTGTAACTCTAGCATTTCTCTTTGTACTTTTAATTCTAACTCTTGTTTTTCTATTTCTAATTTAGCCATATCTGACTGCATTTTCATTTGTGCTTTTTCTTGTTCTACTTGTGCAAGTATTTTAGCTGCTTCGGTGTTAGGGTCAGATTGTGGGTTTTGTGCTTGTTGCTGTGCTAATTGATCTGATTGTTCTTGAGTAACATCTTTTAAGAATCCAGACTCATCTTGGAACCCTGCCATGTTTACAAATTTAGCTAACGTATCTCGATATTGTTTTAAACTTACTAATGGATTAGATAGGCCATATTGAGTTAACATCTGTTCTTGTTTATCCAGAACCATTTGCATTACACCTAATTGCTCTGCTTTACTACCTGTGCCTAATCCTACGTTTACTGTTACATTGTATTCTGTATCCCATTCTCTTGGATTCATAGGTACAAACTTATTGTTTACTTTAATAATGCGTTCTTTTTGTTGGTACTTACATATCAATTGCAATATGCCTTTCATTAAAGTTGTCATTCCTGTATCAGCAAATATTCTAGCTATTAATTCTATTTTGCCACCTGCTGCACTTGACATAGCTGCTACTGCTGTAGCTGTTACATTCTGTAATATATTTGGATCTAATCCTTGACTAGCTTCACTCACTCCAGTTCTTTTTGCTTGTATAGAATCTAAATATTCAAGCATAGGGAAAGATTGACCAGCACTAGATTGTACAGTCATTGGTACTAGAGCGTTAGGATTTTTTATGCGAACAACACCACCTGCTGTTGAGGTTAGTAAGTCATCTAAATTAACTTGGCCTTCTACGGCACCTACACGATAGTTATTAGTAAGGTATAAGTTATCTAACATTTGTCTTGTAATGGTAGATTTAATTAATTGTAAGTC